CGGGTTTCGAATGATCAGCGAAGTGCGGTCCACCTCGGAATAGACGTAACGGGCGTAAGGGTTGGTGTTGTCAGCGATTGTGTTGAAACTTTCGATGGTCCGCAGTGTGGTTGGCACGGGGATCGTAGCCGCCCCCAGCACAGACTGATACGCGCCGCCCACCTTGGCGAACGCACCCTGCACAGCCGCATAGACGCCGTTCTTCTTGACGAAGATAGCGACCGGCGCAGCGTACGCGCCAGCTTTCTTGATCAGGATCGTCATGATCAGGCCGTCTGGATATAGATCGTGCCGTCAGGACGGCCGTCTGCGTTGATTGGAGCAACGGTGGAGACGACAAGGAACCGCCCGCCATTAGGCTGCGCCAGCCCCAGAATGGAGCCGGAGGCGTCAACCTCGACTTGTGCGGGGTAACGCTGAGCCGGCCCGACAGGTGCAACATACGCCACGCCACCGGTGGTGTTCGTAGACGCCATCTTCGCTGCAACCAGGCCAGCCTCGGTGCCGGTGTCCAGCGTCACGATCGCATTGATCGGGTATTTATCGTATGCAGCGAGAAGGCGAATCGTCATGTTTAATCCTGAATAGTTTGGTGATTTGGGCGCTACAAATTAATGGTGCGCATCAGGCCGTGGCGCTCCATCATCACGGTCTTGACGCCTTGACCGCGCAGTAGGTCGAGCATCTTTTCCCAAGTCTCGCGGTCGACCGTGCCGATGGCGCCGCGCAGGTAGACGATGGTGTCGGTCAGGTGGCACACGGTCACGATGGCGGTGTAGGGCAGGCGCTTGTCGTAGCCGCCTGGTTGGTTGTAGGCGCGAATGTTCGACGTCGCGGGCGTCATTTCCAGGTGGACCATCGCGCCGGCCTGCTCGTTATTGAACGAGCGACTGAGCGTAGGCGACGGCCGCCGGCGAGGAATCCACCACACCATCAAGAGTCTTGACGAGAGCCGGATCCAGCTGAATGACGTCGTCTGGTTTGCCGTAGCCGCAATGCGCCAGCACGCGAACTTTCACCGGCACTACCGGGGCGCTAACTGCGGGATCGAGCGCGGTGTCGACCGAGGTGTCGGTTACGGGATCGAGCGCGGTGTCGACCGGGGTGTCGGTAGCGGCAACGACAGCGGTGTCGACCGGGGTGTCGGTAGCGGCAACGACAGCGGTGTCGACCGGGGTGTCGGTAGCGGCAACGACAGCGGTGTCGACCGGGGTGTCGGTAGTGGCAACGACAGCGGTGTCGATCGGGGCGCCAACTGGGACAGCGGCCAGGGCGGCGACTGCGGAATGGATTGCGGAATTTGCATTTTTAGCTTTCGCCATGATGTTCTTTCGAAATGGATGCAAGACAGGCGGGCCGCAGCCCGCCGCCAACCCGGCTTACGTCGCCGAGTTCTGGTAGTACTTGATGGCGCCACCGACGTCGACCATGTTGGCGCCCGAGCGGCAGAACGCGACGAAGCCGACTTGGCCGCGCAGCGTGTAAGCGCTGTCGGTCATGCGGAACAGCGTGGTGTCCATCACGTCGCGGATCAGGTACTTCGAGAAGTCGCCGAACAGGACGGACTTCGCATTCGCAGCCATCACAGGCATGTGCTGGTTGATGACGATTTCGCGACCCATCAACCGATCTGGCGCGCCACCGGCGTTACCTTGCTCGTAGCCAGGGGCGAAGATCGGACGGCCGTTGCCGTCCTTGATCTTGCGGAGGGTCCGCAGCGTGTCGTCGTGCATCATCCACTTGGCCGTTGGACGGTAAATCGGATCGACCGAGTGTTCTAGGTCGACCAGGTCATCGTAGGTGATCGTGACGGTCTGGCCGGTGGCGCCGACCTTGCCGGCAGTTGCAGCAGCTGCGATGCCACGAGGCATGCCGGCGCCAGTGCCAACGGTGTGGTGACGATTCTGGATGCGACCGATACGCGCCGTCAGCAGCGACTGGATGTACTCTTCAACATTGAACATCGAGTCCTGGATCAACTCGAACGGCAACGCGATCGACTTCGAGCTGTACTTGAACACGTCCATGCTGGCCTGGCCGAACGTGGTTTCGCCAACGCTGGTCAGCATATTTTGGCCGACGATTTCGCCCTCTTCCGACGTCGAGTCGGTAGTCGGAAACAACATCTGCGCCCCGGTCGCGGTTTGGATGGAGCTGGCGACATCGCGAACGGGGAAGATCGCTTTCATCGCCTGGATCAGCGTGCGGCTGAATTCCGGCGCCACGGTGTAACCACCCTCGGATCCGGTGGTGGTGGACATCGCCGCGCGAATATCCGGGTTGACGCGCGCATGCATGGCGTTGCGCTGTTCCGGCGACAGGGCGGACAGGCCGCCGCACAGCATTGCGCGCAGGGCGGCGCCCTCGGCAGTCTGGCCGCTGCCGGCAACGGTCGCGGCGCCCATGGCGACGACATGCTGCGCCGCCGGATCGTCCGCAGCCATAGCGGCAATGCGCTGTTCACGGGAGATTTCCACATCGATCGCTTCGACTTCCGCGAGTACCTGGTCGAGCGCCTCGGCGTCAGCGGCCGACATGCGTTGATCCGCCGGAACTTTGTTATTGAGAGCCGCCGCTTTTTTGGCGGCGATGTTGCGTTGTTCACGCAGTTGGGCAAGCTTGATCATGTAGAACCTTTCAGGGTTGGTCCGCTCTCGCGGCCGGTTTGGGCGAAAAAAAAGCCACCCGAAGGTGGCGTGCTTAGTGGCGCGAGAGCGTCAGCTAATGTGTTGAAGGCGCGTCAGCATGCTGATGCGTTGCTGCTGTCGGGCGCGGTGATCGTCTGAGGCTTCCGGCACGATGATGATCGGCGCTGCGGCAGGAGGCGGTTCGATGGCCACCGGCGCGTTGGCGTAGGCCGAGAGGTTCCAGCGCGCCAGGGCACTGGCCTTTGCAGCCGGTGCCGCCGTGATGACCGCGTCGGCGAATCCGTTCGCCACCGCCTCTTCGGCAGTGAACCAGGTCTCTGCCGCACACCAAGCCGCGACCTGTTCGAGCGTATTGCCGGACCGCCGGACATACTCGGCGTACATCGAGGTGTCGCACTTGCGCAGCAGCTCGACGGCAGCAAGCATGTCGTCCTCGTTGCCCATGGCGAAGGTCCACGTCTTATGGATCATGTACTTCGATGCCGGCGTCATGTTCACCACATCGCAGGCGCAAGCTAGCGAAGTGGCCGCACTGGCGGCGTAACCTTCGATCTGCATCGTGATCTTGGCCGGGTTTTCGCGCAGCGCCTGACACATGGCCTCGGCGGCAAACACGTCGCCGCCAGGGCAGTTGGTGTAGATCGTGATCTCGTCGGCCACGATGGCGCGCACGGCTGGCACGAAGTCCTGCGGACAGACACCGCCCCACCACTCGGCCGTGGCCCGGTCGCCGACGATGGGGTCGTACAGGTAGATCGCGGCGGTGGTGCCAGAGGCGACGACGCGCGCTTCGATCGGCGTGAACTTGCGCCGGTTCTCATTCAGCAGTTGCAGGAGTTTCGTCATCAGCTTTTTTCTCGATTATGGGTGGTGGGATCGGCGTCGATGCAGTAACTTCGAGCAGCTCGTCGCCGTTGTCCTTCGGCGGCAGGTTCTTGAAACGCCGCACTTCGTTTTGTGTCATCCAGCCGGGCTCGCCGGCGCGGCCCAGCGCGATGCGCAGTGCTTCGTTCTCGGACTTCAGGTCGCCGCGTTCGATGTCGGCCAGGTCGAAGCGCACGTACAACTGCTGCCGCGTCGGCCACATCTTGCGGTTGAATTCCTGCTCGAATTTCACCAGGTCGCGTTTGAGCGTGAACTTGACGAAGCCGCGACCCATCTGCTCGACGCCGGATCCGAACGATGTGTTCTTGTCGGTCTTGCCGATCATGTGCGGCGGCACGCCCAGGATGCGGGCAATCTCTTCGATCTGGAACAGGCTGGTTTCCAGGATGGCGGAGTCGGAAGCGGACAAGCTCAGCTGCTTGACATCGATACCGCCCATCAGCACGGCCGGCATGTGCGAACGTGCCACGCCGCCGTGCTGGTCGGTCCAGGTCGCGCGGATCATTTCCGCCTGGTCCGTCGTCAAGGTTTTCTGAGACGTAAGCGCGAAGTCCGGCCGCGCACCGTTGGTGAAGAATCGCGAGCTGTATTCGCTTGCGCTAAGCGCCGTCTCGACAGCGCGCATGGCCGCGAACGTAATCGGCGACGGGCTGCGCAGGCCATTGAAGCCAAGGCTCGGCACATGAATGATGTCGGCCGGATTCAACGTGTACTGCGGGCCGTTCTCCGGTGTGATGCGGTACCACAGCCGCCTGTCGCCATCGCGAAACGGTTCAACGCGGTCGGGATGGTGCGGCAGAAATCCCCTGATCTCCGAACTGCGGAACGACGGCCGCAGGATTTCAGCGAAGCAGTCGCCGCGAAACAGCCGTGAGCTCACCAGGAATTCCCAGAACACCGCCGCCGTGATGTCCGAATTCGGCTCCTCATTCAGGAGCCAGTAATACGGATGGTCTGCCGGAATAGGGCCGGTGGGTGTCCGCTCAAGAATCGATAAGGGCAGCGTCGACACCGCGCCGGCAAGCAACGCGACGCCGGCGTAGACCGCACTGACGCGCATGGCGGATGCCTCACTGACCGGCGTTCCGCTGCTGGCCCCGCCGCCACCAAGGAGATTGATCAGCTCCTGCGGCTGCGCGGTTGAGGCGGTAGCACCCTGCACCACTGGCGCACCTGCCGGCCACACACCGCTGAAGACTGTTTGCAGCCAATTTTTCATAGTCGTAGGATTCCTGGTTCGTCTGATGCTTGATGCGCTGCGATGCGGCTGAGCGCCATGATCGTCGCGACCACGGCATCGATGCGGCCGTTCGCGTTCGACTTCTTTTTGTCGGGCCGGTAGTTACCGTTACTGTCAAACAGCAGTGCCGTGTTCATGGCGCACATGCGCAGAACCGGGTTGCCGCCGTGCTGCAGCAACAGCCCGTACACCAGCTCCTCGAGGAGCTTGCTGCCCGGGTGCATGCCACCGGTGTTTTGCGGAATCTCGACCAGCGGCACGCCCGCGTCGATCAGCTGGTTGGCCAGCTGCTGCGCGTTCCACTTGTCGTAGCCGATCTCGGTCACGTCGTAGTCCTGCAGCGACCGCATGATCTGCTTGCGCACCTGCTCGTAGTCGGTGACGTTGCCTTCGGTACCAATGATCCATCCGGCCTTTTGCCATGCCTTGTAGGGCGCAGCGTCATCGTGTTCCTGCGTGTCGATCTTCTCTTGGGGACACCAGACCCAGACCAGCACCCGCCAGTGCGGATCGGCATCGGTCGGCGGAAACACAAGCGAGTACGCAGTCAAGTCGCGCGTCGACGCCAAGTCGAGGCCGCCAAAGCAACGCCGCCCTTTCAGCATCTCGGGGTCGAACTTCTTGCCGCCCTTGTCCCACACGCTCAGCTCGAACCACCCATCGGCGCTGTTGCACCAGATGTTCAAGTCCTTCGTGAAGAAGTTGGCCCTCGCCCCCGGGAGGGCCGCGGCCTTGCGCGCCATGCCACGCATGTAATCGAGGGTCTTCGACTTGCCCAGGCCGGGGTTGGACTTGATCCAGTTGCGCTCGTCGAACGGGTCGTCGTCGGTATCGAGCGTGTAGATGTAGCCGAACCAGCTGTCGTCGACGCGCTTGCCTTCGAGCACGGAGATCAGGTACGACCGTACCTCGGTGCAGATGCCGTCCAGGATGAAGCCGGCCGTCGTGATCGCCGACAGCAGCGGCTGCTTCCGCGCACCCAGCGCGGTCTCCATTACATCCCACACGTCGCGGCTCTTCTGCGCGTGCAGTTCGTCGAACAGGATGGCCGATGGGTTCAGGCCGTCCAGGTTCTCAGCGTTCGCCGGCAGCGGCGCGAACACCGAAGCGTCCAGCAGCACGCGCTCCTGGTTGAGGCCGTTGTTGATCTTGAACGAGCGCGCGATGCCCGGCGAGCGCCGCACCCACCGCTTCATGTTGTCGAACGCGGGTTTGAAAACCGTCATCGCCTGGGCACGCGTCGTCGCCACTGCGTACACCTCCGCGCCCTCTTCGCCATCCATCGAGAACAGGTACGCGCCCTGCGGCCCGGTCCAGGTGGACTTGCCATTCTTCCGCGCCACCTCTTCGTACGCCCGGCTGAAGCGCCGGCCGCCGTCGACCGCGCGGCGCCAGCCGTACTTCACGGCGGTCCAGAACTTCTGCCACGGGTCGAGCAGCATCGGCTTGCCGGCCAGTGGCCCCTTGATGTGCACGAAGAACTTCTCGATGTACTGGATGATGTGCCAGCCGTGCGCCGGCACGAACACCAGGCCGCGCGCCGCACCCTTGATCAAGTCGGTGTAGTGCCGCACCACCGCCAGGTAGACCAGCTTGCCGGTCACCAGCTCGCCGCGCAGCACGGGCAGGCCGTACGCGACATCCCATTCCTCCTGCACCTCCGGCGTCAGTGCGGCGAGTTTCGATTTGGAGAGGATGTGGCGTGGTTTACGAGATCGCCGAACAGGTCGTCCTGTCCGCCCAGCGTGCCCGTGTCCTTCCGGACCCGCGCCAGCGCCGGGATTGTCAAACATGCTTTTGGTAGCCATTGGCCCAGTTCCATCTTGAGCCGCTTCTCGTCGTCAGCCCAGGGGGTCGGGGTCGACCATCCAGTTTTCGAAGTTTGCGACCGGCCTTTGTCGGCACATTCTTTTGATGCGGCGAGCCAGTCGATGAAGGTACGCACGATCACGGCCAGCGGCATGCCGGCAGTAACGTGCTCGATGCCGGCGGCACGCAGCGACTCGCAGATGTATTCGTACACCTGCAGCTCGTCGGGTTTCAGGTTGATGACCGGTGGCGGCAGCGGCGACGTCACGTCACCAGGTGCAGCCAGCACGTTCGACCCGCCCACCGTCGGCAGCGCCGCTTCAAAATTTATTTTTTTGTCCATGCCTTCGGCCTCGTCCTTCTGCGCTGTACCTGGTGCGACTGGAACGTTCGAGCATCCACAGCACCACCACCACGCCGGCCAGCCCGATCAGGACAGGCAGGGAATCGACAACCGCCGTGGCGGCAATGATCAAATCGCGCATCGTTTTCTTTCTCGGGCACTGCGTTGGTTGGGTTTCAGGCGATGGCGTTAACCCCCGGGGGGTAGTTTTGGCTCCCCATACACGGGGCCATACACGTTCGGTTTCCGGGGTCGGGGCCCCAGACATTCGACCACCCCCGGGGGTTGCACTGAAACAATATAGTGCATTTATGCAACACATTGCTTGTATGCAACACGGCTGGCGCGGGGGGATGAGATCGATTCGCATTCATCCGCGCTCAGCCGACCATCGGGGGTCTATCGCCGGCGCCCCGCCCGCTGCCGCTCGATCAGGCTCTTGGCCTCATGGCACGGGGTGCACAGCGCTTGCTCATTGGTCTCGTCATCGAGGCCACCCTCATCGAGCGACTTGATGTGGTCACGCTGGGTCGCTGCCGTGGCCCTGCCTTCAGCCAGGCACAGCACGCACAGCGGCTGACGAGCAAACAGGCTGGCCCGCATCGCCTGCAGGCGCCGGCCGGTGATGCGCTTGACCGGGGTGAACTTCACCCACTGCTCACGCTGGTGTTCGGTGCAGCGGCCAGTGCCGTCTGTCACCAGGGCCCGGCAGCCACCGATGCTGCATGGTCTCGGTGCTGCTCTTGGCATGGTCATCCTTTTTCGTGCAGACGCATGCACGTCATGCAAAAAAAGCCCCGGTTTCCCAGGGCCATTTGACAAGCTACGCTAACCTTTGTTCCAGGTCAGTCGTTATCTGGTGCCACAAGTTCATCGCCACACTAGCCGGGGCGGAATCGCCCATCGATGAGGGAACGGGAACATTGCTGTGTCGCCCGTCAGCATCAATCAAGACCGCTTTACCGCCCATATGGCTAACCTTAAATTCCACTTCAACTTTTTGATTTAGCGAGAAGGTAACGGTAACTTTTTTAGTTGCATTGATTGAGGTCTTTGAGGTCTTCGCATAATTGAATCCAGCTTCGTCAACAGAGGTCATGGACACATTTTCCGCTGGCGCCTGACTCTGTTCGATAAAGTTTTGAAGCACGACTTCGGCCACCTGATCAATTTCACTTCCCAGTTTTTTTTCGTACGCAGCTTGATCTTTAAAACGTTGGTCGTACACGGAATAGGTAGTCATTTTTTACCTCATGGTTGATGAATGAATATTCTCGCACGACGCTGAAAAACCCTTTACTGCGTCCGCTTGATATAGGCCTTCGAATATAACCACGTCCACAACTTCGCCGGTCGAACCGTCCCGCTTTCGCTTGGAGTTCGCGCCTGGTCGAACTACCATGGGCACTGTGAATAAAAAAGCCCGGCGAACCGGGCAAGACTGAACTGCGTGAGTATCCCCCGCTATGCTGCGGATCGAGAGAGGATCACCACCTTTCGCCGTTGAGTAACTGGGTGCGCTTTGCGTTATCGCCCAACGCCGCCGGGCTGTGAGCGCCGGCCGAATCGATCGCGCTGAAATGCAAAAAGCCCGCATAAGCGGGCTTCGGACACAACAACTGCGAGAATGACCGAAATATATACGTCCTGGAACACTTTCGTCAACGCATTAATTTAAATTCCGCAAGAGATACCGTGGTCAACAAACAACGGTTCGAGCCATTCAATCGCACTTTCCTCCAACTGGCGCAGGTGATTCTTCATCTTCATCGACGCCCTCAAATATTTTGTGTGGTTGTCGCCGAATGCCGTCGCCAGGTCGCGCGCGCTGATGTCAATCTTTTTGTGATTCGCAAACATCCGGCCGAGCATGCACGTGATAGCCAATGGCTTGATGTTCGGGAACATCGGTTCGAACCACTGCGCCAAGCCATCGATTGCCGCGATCCGCTCCGCTGAAAAGACAAACCGCCGCTGCACTGCCGCACCGCCCAGATTGGCTTTGCCGTTGTCGACCAGGCCGCATGCCGACGTGCGCTCGCACGCGATCCGGGCCGCACGCTCGTCCTTCTCGGCATTGGCCAGCGCAAAGCCCACATCTCGCACATCGTCCCGCGCGGCATGGTACTGCGTCCGCATAGTTGCCTGCGCCACCGCCTCCATGACCCGCCCCTCCGATTCCAAAAACCGCTCTCGCCAAACGTCCAAGCTTGCGCGGGCCTGCTTCAAGCGCGCGCGTTGCACCGTTACCTGCTGCACTGCCTTGGTCAACGCCGCCGCCAGCGCCGCGTTACCACCCGCTGCCACGTCCTCAACATCGGTCTGGCCGTACTTCGCCTGGAGCACCCACCGCTGGGCATCGGGCAGCTTCTTGACCGCTTGAGTGATCAAGGCACATTGCGCCCTGATCTCGCTACCCTGCAAGCCTTCGAAGTTCACCGTACCGCCGCCAGTACCGCGCAGCTGGTCCAGCCAGTGACGCTGCCCGTTGTCCAGCTTGACCGACTCCATCGCCTTGATGATGGCCTTGCGAAGTGGCGCGTCCTGCGTCGCCTCCTGGGCCATGATCAGGAACGCCACGTGCACCGCCTGCCCTGTATTCTCGAAAATCGGTTTCTCCACCACCACGTCCGCCGCACCCATCATTGATCCCTTTCTGTTGCGGGACGGTACCGCCCGTCCACGTATAGCCACCGCTTGCCCTGCCTGTCGATATGCGCCTCCTTGCTCGCCTTCGACCCCTGCCCTGCTGTCCTGCCCTGCGCTTCCTTCGTCCCCACCGTGTGCCCGTTCTCACTGGCCCAGAACACCGGCTCGCCCTTCATGCCCTTCCGTATCTGCCCATCGATGTGCTCCGCGCCGAACGCCAGCCTCATCCGGTCGATCCAGGCAGCCGTGACAGGCATCACCTCGCGCATTCCTCCTTTGTTTGCACCCATCCCTTCTCCTCTATTTCTCCTATGCAAACCCTCAACACCGTCAACATAGTGTCAACACCTCTAACTAATTGATTTCATTTACTTTGTTGACAGTGTTGAGACTATTGAGGGTTAAATTGAAATTGGTAAAAATAAAAATGCTGCCCTCTCTTTCTTCCCTGCTTTGTCTATCTCGCGTGCGCGCACATGGAGCTACAAAAAACCCTCAATACCCTCAACACTGTCAACAAATCCAGCATTCATGCGGGTTCCAGCGTGTTGGGGGTTCGCCGGATGTTGGGGGTTAAGTGTCAACATGCGTGCCCCGATGGCGGTACGACTTCAAATCCACGTCGAACAGGTCGCATGCCGCCTCAGTCCAGTCGCGCAGGCTCGTGCCTTCGGGCTGGTCGCCGATCAGGAACACGAAGCGCTGTTTGACCGCCGCACCGTACTCGTACTTGATGGCCTTCTTGGTGATGGCGTTGCCGGCGTAGCGCTCCACAGTGGGGCTGAAAATGGTCAGCGAGGTGTACTTCGATTCGCCTGACCGGTTGCACCACACCTGGAACGCGTCGTACAGCTGCTGCACGCCGCACGTGAGGAACGGCAGCGGCAGCAGGCCACGTGACCACTCGCGGTAGAAGCGCTCGGCCGGCGCCAGGCTCTTCTCGATCAGGTTGTCCTTGGCCTTGTTGTAGAGCGGCTTCGTGTGTTCGTTGAAGTCGCCCATGTCCAGCTCGTGCACCAGGTAGTGATAGAACGCCTGTATGCCGCCAGCATCGATCTCGTCGGCCACGCTGACATAGAACTCGCGCCCCAGGGCTGGCGGCGTCCACACCACCAGGTAGCGCCGGTCGGTCTTATCGAGCGCGAGCGGTTGCAGCTCATTCGACAGGAACACGAAATTCATCTGGTTCTTTTCGCTGTGTTCAGGCATGCCCTTCGGGTTGACGATGACCGTCTCGCCCGACACCAGGTACTTGAGCTTGCCCTTCATCTGTTTCAGTTCGGACCGGGTGACCACCTCGTCGGCCACCATGAACAGCTTCATCGAGGCCCAGTCGTTGAAGTTGGACTCCAGCTGCGCATTGCCGATCACGTAGCCGTACTCGCCGTAGATGGCCTTGACTACCTTCTCGAAAAAGAAGTTTTTACCGGACCCCTCGTCGCCGTGCATGATGATCGAGGTTTCCATCTTGGCGCCCGGGTTGCGCAGTGGGTACGCCAGCCAGCGCGCGATCCACGTCTCCATGGCCTCGTTGCCGTCGCACAGGTGCGACAGCAACGTGAGGATCTGGATGCACGCGCCCTTCTTCGGGCGCATCTGCCAGCCGCTGAACAGGTTGACCGTGGCCGTGGGACCGCTCTTGGCCGGACTGGGGGCTTCGGTCGGGTCGAACACGATGTTCTTCTTGAGCACCCACTTGCGCGCGTCACCCTTCCAGAACTTCATCACGTCATTGTCGGCGATGATGGTGCGCATGGCGGCCACCCGCATCAGCATGCGCTGCCGGCAGTCCCACACCAGGTCATCGCCGTAGACCAGGATGAAGTTTCCCAGCGTGTCGTCGACCAGGTCCCAATGCGCACGGCCGTATTCCTTCTTCGGCTTGTCCTTCTTGCCCGGTTTTTCCGCGTCTCCCCCCTCCCCCGGCGCGACAGCGTCGCCAGGTGCAGCCAAAGCGGCGTACGTGGCCACGGTCGACTCGAATTCGCTGTCAAACCGATTAACGATTTCGTCCGAAAGCTCGTCATTCGCGCTCGCGCGCGGCTGCTCCGCAGCAGGGGGCGGGGGGAATTCCAGGTCAACATCGGACGAAGGGATCGAGGCGTCGACGTCCGCGGCCGCTGGCGCGGGAGAGGGGGCGGGAGAACCATTTGTGTGCTGCTCCGCAGCAAGGATGGAAAGGACCGCAGCAGCAAGCTGCGCCTTGACGACATCGACGCCCTCTTCGATTTGCAGATCGTTGAAATCGGTCAGCTTGCGCCCGGCCCGGGCTGCGAACAGCGGCAGCACCACTGACGCGTTGCCCACGGCAGCGGCCGCAGCGTGGCACGCGGCCACGCCGGCATTCTTGTACGGGTAGGTGCGGTGCTGGCGGCCCTTGCGAATGTCGGACTCGATGTACGCGATGCCCTGCTTGTCCTTGCGCCACCAGGCGGTGACGTCGACCAGCTCACCGTCGTCGGCCAACACTTTGTGCGAGGTCCCGTCGATCGGCACGGGCGCGGAGACATTGAATTCCTCGCGCAAGCGCTCGATCAGTCGTTCAGCAAGGAGGTAATCATCGTCAGCGAGGAAAAGCAGATGCGCCGTGGGATTCTCTCGGCGCAAGCACTTCGCCACCGCCATGATCGAGCCGGCATCGAAGGCAACCGCCACTGGCAGATCGAAGTCGGGCTGTGCCAGGGCCCCGCGCGAACTGGCGCAGGTGGCCAGGCCTTCGCCGAGGCCGATGATGTGCGCACCCGCAGCCGTGCCGAGCATGAAGAACGCCTCGGCCTTGTCCATGTCCTTGTTGTAGCGCTTGGCGCCGTCCGCTTCGATCTTCTGCAGGCCGACCAGCTGGCCACCGCGCGAAAGCGGAACAAGCAGCGTGCCGGCGCCGTCAACGCGCAGCCCTTCGGCCACGATCTGCTTGCGCACGATGTACGGGTGCGACTGGGGATCGCCGCCGGCGCCTGCCCACTGGCCACGCGCGCGGTTTGCCGCCAGGCGCACGGCCTTGTCGCGCTTCTCAGCTTCGGCCTTCTCGACGGCGCGCTGCTGCCGGCCAAACTCAGCGCGATCCTCTTCCGTCATCGCTTCCGCGTCGACGGTAACCGGCACCGTGTTGCGGCTTTCGCCAACGAAGAAGCCGAACGCGCCCGTTACGACCGTGCGGCCGGACGTGAGCGTCATTTCGCGCAGGATGTACCAGCCCTTCTTCTTCGGGCCAAAGCGCTTGTGCGTGCCATCGAGAACAGGATGGCCAGCGGGGAGAGTCGGTAAACCGTGGTCCAGCATCATTTGTACTACTTGCCCCACGTCGCTCATTCTTTCGCAGCTCCCAGTCCAGGGATGACGGACTTGTGCTGCAGGCGCTGGGCGCCATGAAGGGATGGGACATCACGGTAGTCGAACGCGCCGGCACGGATGACCGCGGGGCCATTTTTGAAGCGGTTTTTCAGTTCGGTCATGGGTGCGACGTAACGTGACGCGACCACCTCCGGCGCCGGCCCGGTTTCGACCACTGGCGGCTCCATGTAGCGCTTGCCGGCCGCGGTGATTTTGAGCGCGCCGTCGGTCTCGACGATGAAACCGAAGCGTGCCAGGGACGTGACCACGATGCAGTCGAACTCCCCGGGCGACAGGTTCGGCGCCGCAGCACGACGTACCTCACTCTTGTGCGCGCTGGCATGGGCGCGGCGGAACAGGTGCTCGAGCACGATGTACGCGCGGCTGCCGGCGCGTGGGCCTTGGTGGTTGCTCATTGGTCGTCCCCTGGTGCGGTGGCCGTGTACAGCCGCAGCGTTAGCGCGTGCAGCTCGCCCATGTTTTTGTGGACGCGCGCGGCCGCTGCTTCGAGCGTGATGCGCTCACCCTTGTCAATGACGCCATCGGCGGTCGCAGTGCGCAGGGCCTTGAAGTAGTCGCCCAGTTCGATGTACAGCGCCTGCGCCTTTTCCATCTGGCACTCGTTCGCATCGGACAAATCGTCTGGCAGCTTGACGAACGTGCCGCCGCTGGCCGTGGCCACCGCTTCGGCAAAGTAAGTCGTTGCCGAGAAGGCCTGAATCTGGAGCGCCAGGTCGACGCCGACGTCCTGCCCCTTGCGCTCGTAGATGCGATTTTCCAACGAGCTCCGGGTCATGCCGAGGCCGCCAACGATTGCGTCCCAGCCGCCAGGGAAAGCCTTAATCATTGCCAGATAAGATTGCTTGATCTTCATAACTTTTCCACTGTATTGATGGTTTGCTAATGATTGTTCATCGGTTAAATTGCGCTTGAGCTCACACTTGCTTGCGCGCCGCTAAGCTCAGGCCAAATACGTTGCCAGTCGTCGGGAAACATCTCTTTGCGGGTCACGCTGCCGCCAGTAGCCGCCTCTATAGCTGCGGCGTGTCGGATCGGAACCGGTTTCGTGCCGTCAGCCCAACGGCTTATGTCAGGCGCGTGCGCGCCCAGTGCACGTGCCAGTGCTGCTTGACGGCCGCGCTCCTGCGAGAGGTATTGGGATAGTTTCATCCCTCAAGGTTAGCCTAAGGCTAAATAAATCGCAAGGGAAACATTAGCCATTGGCGAATTTACTATGTTAGCCAAATGCTAAATAATCACCTCATGACTACAATAGATAAAATTCACAAAGACAATTTGAGACTGCTCGCCAGAGAATTCGGTGGCGTAGCCGCAGTAGCAAAAGCCCTCGGCAAGAGCTCTTCGCAGTACAGCCAGTGGCTAAATGGATCGGAGAACTCCGGGACAGGCAAGCCGAGAGGAATGCGCCCAGCTTCAGCCCGGCACATTGAACAAGCTCTTGGCAAACCAGTCGGCTGGATGGACGCACCGCATCATGATCAACTTGATGCGACGTTCGACAGAAACGTGTCTCCGGCCACTGTGGGCGCGCGCGCGATCCCAGTCATATCAGCGATTCAAGCCGGCTTGTTGAAAGACATGGTGGCGCCCTATGAAGTGGGCGACGGATACGCTTTTGAATATACCGATGAGAAGTTGTCTCGATGGGCTTTTGCTTTCGACATCGAGGGCCTGTCGATGATGAACGAGTTTCGCCCTGGCGACAGGGTCATCATCGACCCCGAGTTAGCGCCGAATCCTGGCGATTTCGTTGTGGCGAAAAATGGGGGCGACGAAGCAACGTTTAAAAAGTACCGACCACGTGGCATTGACGAGAGCGGCAACGAAATATTCGAACTGGTTCCCTTGAATGACGACTTCGCAACCTTGCGCAGCGACACGATGGGTCTTTGGGTTATCGGTGTTATGACGGAGCATCGGAAACGATACCGTCGGGGCGGTTAATGAAGCGTCTCAAAATCCCGTTTATCAAAGGTCAAGATCGATTCCAAGTCAATGTAGCTGGCGAAAGCTTTTATCCCGATTCGTTTGCGGCCTTGTGTGGCGCGCGAACCCGCGACGGCATCGCGTTTCCGGCCCGGGCGCAACTCACACTGGACGACCAAAATGTACACGACAAAAACGCCGTTACGGTAGTGATCGACGGGCACCAAGTGGGTCACCTGCCGCGTGAGGCTGCGCGAGCTTTCCGGCGAACGGTGCGTTATGGAGATTTGGCAGTTCACGAAACATTCGAATGCGCAGCACTAATTAACGGCGGCTGGGACCGAGGCGGCGGCGATGCTGGACACTTCGGCGTCAAGCTGGATTTAGCACTCTTTGACGATTAACGGAGGACAAGCAAAATGGACGTTCCAAGCATTACCGGCCCGGGAAATTTCGATATCGAAGTGGTTGGCGAAAGCTACTACCTCAAGAATTTTGAAAAAATATGCGGCCCACGCTGCGCGGATGGAGTCAACCTCGATGTCAAAGCCATACTAACGCTGGAAGACTCCAACCAGTACGACAAAAAAGCAGTTCAGGTAACGATCAACGGTCACGCCGTTGGCTATCTAGCGAAAGACATAGCGAGGGAGTTCCGCGGCGCGATAAAAGCTGGAGGGCTATCGGCATACACATCATTTGAATGTGACGCTATCGTCCGCGGCGGCTGGGATGACGGCAAGGGAGATCGTGGCCATTACGGTGTATGGCTAGATATACCTCAGGATGACGACGACTAAGAGACAGCGGCACTGTCGATCCCACCCTACTCAAGTGTCAGCGCGTAAGCCAAATTCAGTTCTCCATCATTTCTTCGACCCGCGTAAGGCGGGTTTTTTTTCGGGCCACGAAGACTTAACTACACCATCAGGATGGGATATTTAGCCTAAGGCTAAAAATAAATTTGCACGAAAGTTAGCCTTAGGCTAAAGTGGTCGAATTCGAGTCCACTTCCTGAGGCGAGCAATGCATACCTTCACTGTCACGATCCGTACCGGCACGACTACCTATAAGTACCCAGCCATTGCTACGTCGATTTCCGCCGCTCACGTAGCCGCTGAGGCCACACAGGGCGATGAGCCATTCGGCATCACCGTCATTCCAGCACCGAGCGTCCAATGAACGCCGGCCAGTACCGGAAGGCAATTGACCTTGCCATCGCCATTGCCACAGACGCGAACGAAGACGGCCAGGCGCCATCGAACGTCACCCAAATGTGCTGTTTCATCGGCGCACTCGCCGGTGCAATCAGCAACGGCGACCCTGCGCTGGCGAAGCGCATAAAGCAGGTTGGCCAGCGTGCGATCGCGGCAGGACAACCTGCAATCGCTGACGCGGACGCCTGATGCCGACCACCGCCACCAGGCCGAAGCAAGCGGCGGCGCCGATCGGCACCGGCCACCTGCACAAGGCGCTCGAAGATTCGCGCGACCATGCCCGATTGGATGACTTCTGCGCGACGATGGACTGCACCGCGGCCGACGTCTCCGCCGATGGTATCCACCTGGACATCCTCCGCGTGCTCGACGTGATGCGCGGCCGCGGCTACCAGGTGAGCGCGCCACTCAAACCACCACACCAGCCACGCCGCGACCTGACGACGTGGCTCGTCGACGTCACCCTTCCGAACAACGGCCCGACCCTGCGGCTGGCGTTCGTCACGCCCAACGCTTCTTAACCCAATTGGAGAATCTCATGACTGCGCCAGACACCGCCGCGCCCATCATTGCGCCAACCAGCAAGCCTTCATTCGGCGATATCCCGCTCGACTGCATCCGCGCGTCCACCACCAACCCCCGCAAGATCTTCGACGAGATCCACCTGCAGGACCTCGCCAACAGCATCAAGACGCAGGGCGTCGCCCAGCCTATCCTGGTGCGCCCCGTCGAGGTGATCGACGACATCACGTACTTCGAGATCGTCGCCGGCGAGCGCCGCTTCCGCGCGTCCCGCATCGCTGGCATGCCAACCGTGCCGGCAATCGTTCGTGAACTGTCCGACCGCCAGGCGTACGAAATCCAGGTGCTGGAAAACCTGCAGCGGGTAGACCTGCACCCGCTTGAAGAGGCCGAAGGTTTCGAGGTCATGATGGCGACGTACGGCGACACCGCCGACGAGCTGGCCGCGAAGATCGGCAAGAGTCGCGCCTACATCTACGCCAGCCTGAAACTGTGCGCGCTCGAGCCAGCTGTCCGAAAATTCTTCTACGCCGGCGAACTGACCAAGTCGACTGCTCTGCTCGTCGCACGCATCCCGGTCAAAACATTCCAGATGAAGTGCGCGGAAGAGATCACCGGCTCTTACAACGGTGCGATGTCGACGCGCAACGCTGCCGCGCACATCGAGCGCAACTACATGCTGGATTTGAAGAAGGCAGTTTTCAAGCCATCCGACGCAGATCTCTATCCTCAGGCCGGTCCGTGCACCACGTGCCCGAAGCGCACCGGCAACCAGCCGGAAATTTTTACCGACGTGAATGCAGACGTCTGCACTGACTCGATCTGCTTCAAGGCCAAAGAAGGCAGTCACTTCATGCGGATCAAGGCAGTGGCCACGGCAAAAGGTCAGACCGTGCTTAGTGGCGTCGAGGCCAAAAAGATCATGCCGAATTGGTACGGTGAACTGAAAGGCTATGTCAAGCTGGATGAGACAAATTTCGATGACAAGGACCGCCGTACCTATCGCGAAATTCTTGGAAAGAAAAAGCCGTCCGTAGCTCTGCTGGAAAACCCCCACTCGGAGGGATTCATCGAAGTTATCAGCGTGACGGACGTTGCGCCGATTCTAGAAGAGCTTGGGATCAAGAGCCGCAAGAAGACTGCTGACGACGAAGAAGCCAGCAAGACGCGAGAGAAGGAACTCGCCGCCAAAGGCAGGCTTGAGCAGGAATTCCGTCAGCAATTATTCGAAGCCAATCACCATGCCTCGCTGATGATGAACCTCATCGATCCGGACTTGCGCCTGGTGGCCAAGCAGTTATTCAGCCGACTGGGCGGCGGCACCATTCCACAGACTACGGTCATGCGTTTGCATGGCTGGGAGAAAGGCGAAAACTACGGCTCGTCCAAGATCAGCGACGCCATCGAAGCCTTCGAGCCAGCGCAGTTGAACCAATTCATCCGCGACTGCGTACTGTGCGGCGAGCTTGAAACGTATTCGTACACGCCCAATGAGCCCCCGAAAAACCTGCTTGCGTTCGCCGAGCGCGCCAAGGTCGACGCGAAGGGAATTCGCGCAACGCTGACCGCAGCTGCCAAAGCCAAAGCCGATGCGAAAAAGAAGTCCGCCGACAGCAAGGCCGCGAAGGCAGCGAAAGCGCTGGCCACCGCCGAACCGGAATACATTGCGCCGACGCCGGCAGCTCCAATCGCGAAGAAGGCGGCGAAAACTGCAGCAGTGCCGGCGAAGAAAACCGCGACTGCGCCGACCAAAAAACCCGTCGTCAAATCCAAGGCAGCAGCCGCAACTGCGCCCGTCGTCGCCGCGACGCCGGCGGCCGCGATCGAAGAGAAAGGGCCTGCGCGCATCCCTGACGCTGCCAGTTGGCCGTTCCCGACATCGAGCCGACAGTTTGGTCTCGATCCGCAGCCAGAAACCACCACCCCGCAAATTGAAGCCATCCAGGAGATCGCAGCATGAAAACCTTATTCACCGCCATCAAAGCATTCTTCCGCGGCCTGCAGCCGGTTCTCGTCGGCCCGACAGAGCGGCCGTCCAGCAACTGCGGCAACATCAACGCCCTGCTGTTGCATCTATGCGACTACGACACCGAACTGCACGCGTGGGTGCTGCGCTGGCTTGCCTACCCGCTGCGCAATCCCGGCGCCAAGATGGCCACGTGCCTGCTCGTCAACGGCGACCAGGGCACCGGCAAGTCGCTCTTCTTCGATAACGTCATGTCCGGCATCTACGGCGCCGCCGCCAGGACCGTGGCCCCGCATCGTTTGGAACCGCAGGCCCTACCGGCTTGGACAAATGACGCCCGATTCGTCATTGTCGACGGCCGCTACTCGGACGCATCGATGGGGCACCTGAAGCACCTAGTCACTGACTCCGCTATCTACGCGGTCGCTGCCAGCAAGCGATCGGCGACGCTGCAGCCGAATCACATGAACTTTGTATTTTGCACAGGAGAGGTCGATTTCCTGCCAGTCGAGGTGGCCAACCGGCGCTTTGTCGTAATAGAGGCCCCGCCGCCGCAGCACCGCCGCTTTTACGAGGCCGCCCACTACGAGATCGAGAACGGCGGCGTGGAGGTCTTCCGCGAATATTTGCTCACTCGCCTCGACATGGGCGACTTCAACGCCACCACGGCCCCGCCAGTTGCCCGCGTGCGGAAGGTGGCGTAATGATGAATGCAATTCCGGAAATGACAGAACCGTTGGGACGGTACTGGCGCCAACCCGCTGACATCCGCGAAGCGCCAATGGACGACTTGCATGTGCTGCTCACGGCCCAGCAGTTTGATGGTCTGCCAGAGTATTCAAGTACCTATCCATCAGGCACCTACGACGGCAAATGCTGGAAACGCCAAGGTGACGTGGAATGGTACTTGTGCTGGTATCGCCCCCACAGCCAGCCCGGGAAAATTGGCATTGGGTTTCGAACCATTTTGGAAGTCAATGCGGAAGCCCTGCCATCCGCGGTAGACAACCTTGAGTCGGTGCGCCAAGGACTGCGCCAAGCGCTCATAGCCGCACGGGAAGCGAAAAAATGATGAAGCCTCTCTACCTTGAACTGCCAGCCGTCGCCGAGGTCATCGCCCTTGCGCCGGCGACGATCCAGCGCTGCGTGCGTGAAGGCACCTTCCCAGCGCCGCGCCAGATCTCCGGCCGGCGCGTTGGCTGGCTGGTGCGCGAACTGGAGGAGTGGGCGGAGAGCCGCCCGAAATCCGAGCTGCCGCCTCCCAGTAATACTATGCGGCGTACCAACGCGTGACCCAATAGAAAAGCCCGCTTAACGCGGGCTTTCTTTAAAAGAAGTTTCTTTAACCGATAATACATTTTAGCAACACTGCGCTTAGCGGCTTTGGGTCGCCCCGACGATGCGCGTAAATCGCACTGTCATAGGGAGGCCGATCATCAAGCTCCCATTTTGCTGGAATAATATTGACAACGCCCATCATCCTAAGAAAAAGAACTCGGCCAATGTGCCCATTTCCATTTGCATAGGGATGAGTAGTCAGAAACCGAACTAACAAGGTACCTAAAATCTCGACAAGCTTAACGAGAAGAACAGCATGGTTCGCGTCAGCTCTGTTAAACATTTTATCGAAATAAACAGCCGCCGCCAGAAACTGCTTGTCGAACAATGCCATTTCGCGCGGCACAAGTGCTGGGGGCAAGCCAACCTTCGGATCGGACTTAATACCTACTGGGTAAATTTTCAGCACATCAAAATTACTGCCTCGATAATTTCCAGCATAAAAAGGAAAATGTCTGGGCGTAAACTGCCGAAAAATATACTTGTGAGCCAAACAAGTTGTCTTGCATCGGGGTGAATCGAATTCTTTTGGCAACTCAAGCAATGCAGCGCCTAACCGGACACATCGATCTCTTAAAACTTTCCGTTGGGGATGAGTATCATATTCCCAATTCATCGGGTTATCGTGATATCTCATCCTAACTTATGCATACCTCGGAAAAAACGCTTCAGCGATCTCCAATGGTGTCCGGGAACTACGCTGCTTTGATGCCGTTAGCGCCTGCTGGGCTAGCGCAAGCAAATCCTGGTCGATAGATGCCTCCGTAACATCCGGCAACTTCATCAACTCACTATCAACACTGGCAGCCATTCTTTGCAATTCTTGATGCAGAGAAGCGCTTTCAGAAAATTGGACATTTGGTGATGAAAAAGAATCAGCTGCAGCGGTCGCGGGAACAGAAATTGCTGACGCTGCAATGAATGTAGTTGCAACGGCAATATCAGTGGCGGCCTTCTTTATGGTGCTTTTAACTTTCTCGCCAACTTCAGCCCAGCCGATAAGAAAACAATCATCCATCCAGGCACCGATTCTGAAATCGTCAAAACCTATAAAGCTACTCATTACTCTCTCCTTCTTCTTGAATTTTTTTAGAAAAACCAATAATAGTACGAGCAAAAGCAAGGAATAACGAAGTCCGCAAATCTACGCGCACGACTGGCTCGACCTCCAACTCGGTTTCACGCTCTGCCTTCCTGACGGCGAAGGCCGAAGCATGATAGAAATCCATACAAGCCTCTTGACCAGCAATCGCAACTGAGCAAATATTGGCTACCATATTGACTGTTTGAACAGGCTTTGAAGGGATATTAGAAATTTCTTCATTGCGGCATTTCCAAGAAGAACTCATGCCATCAGTATTCTCGTCCAAACCAAGGTCAAGCAAACTGTTGGAAAAGCTTACAGTCGCATCTGGATTCATCCTGATCAGGATTGCAGAATCTACATCAGACTCGTCAAATCCCTGTTGAGCAAACATGATTCTAATTTCACCATGTAAATATCTAACTTGGCACAAATCCGCTGCATATCGCCTTTGAGGAACTGGCACCTGCTGCATGTCCATTCCATACCTCCCGCTTTCTGGAGACGTGTTGGTAAGCGGATTTAATGTAACCGCATACCCTTCGCGACGCGAACTCGTTTTTTCAGGTGCAATCGTCTTATTCATGAGCCCTTGCAGCAGACCCGACTGCGACGCTACATCGCTACGGCCACCCTTACCTCTTCCTCTAGACATAGTTTTCTGACAATTTATTGTAGTAGTTATACTATCACAGTACTAGATCTTCACCGCGTCTCGGATTTAGAGGTGCGACGGCGCAAACCTCCGGATGATAGTGACAGACGCCATCTTACACAAGTATTTCCTGATAGAAATGTCTCATATGTGTCAATCCTTAGACAAAGTTTCATACTGATCACTAAGCTTTTTCAGCCACTCCCACCGCTCAGTATCGTACCGATGTAGATTGTACACTCCCACTATCCCCTCTTTCATGTGACCCAATATCGCTTCGCCGACCTCGTCCGGGCATCCCATCGACGCCAGCAAGGTGCGTGAACTACGCCGCAGATCGTGTGGTGCCCAAAGCGGGATTTCATCTGGATAGCGCGAGCGCGGATAGTCCGACCTGGTTACGCAGTCACGCCGGCGCATCCATACCGCACACCCGATGGTCTTCTGCTCGATATGACCGAGCGCGCGGCTATTCGGGAACAAAAACGAACCCGGCTCCGACTGGAGGCGCCGTCGTACGACGACCGCAGCGCGACCGAATAGAGGCACGCGCAGATCGGTTGCCAATTCATGACGGGCGTTCTTTGTCTTGTGCTTCGGTATCGTCCACCATAGCCCGTTTTCTTCCTCGGTAATCTCGGCACGCTCCATCGCGACGATTTCCGAACCGCGGCAGCATGTCCACATATACAGGGTTAATGCATCCTCGATCCGTGCGGTGAAGTTCGGCAGCCATCGAACCAACGCGCCCAACTCTTTCGCAACGAGAAAGCGCTTGCCTGGTCCAGCGTGCACACCCTTGATTACCTTGCCCTTCGATCGAAGCTTGCCGCGCATGATCAACCGCCACCAGTTGGGCGCGCTCTCGGGAAGACGGCCCGAATCCAGGCCGTAATCCCATGCAGCGCCAAGTTCGCAGCGTATCCGGCCGCACTGCACCGGGATATGTATGTATTGCTCGAGCAGATCAAATGCCGCCGACCTGGTCACGTCCTGCGCCGGTAAGTCGCCGAAGTCGCCCAGCATCGTGTCGAACATACGCAATACTTCCGCAGCACCTTTCGCTTTGCGCGCATGAACAACCCGACCCTCGTAATAGTATTGGCACAGCCGGCGTACGGTAAGTTTGACGACCTTGGCTCGTTCGCGCTTTTCGACGGCGACAGCACGCACGTCGGCAGCCGCTTGTTTCTTCACCGCGGCTGGGTCGACGCCGGCGCTGCGCGCGGTGCGCAGCTTTTCCCAGGCGGCGATTGCAGCCGATATCGACATGGCTGGCCAGTCCCCAATTTTCGACTGGCGCATCTTGCCGTCGACTGGACTTTTATAGCGGTAGACCCATGACTTGGTCGACACAGTAGCCTTCAGGCGCAGCCCAGGGCAATCATCAATGGTAAAGTGCTGACCTGCTTCCAACAGCTTCGCGGTGCGCGCATCGAACGGCATAGTTTCCTCTTGGTGGCGTAACGTCGGCGTAACTTTTTAGCCGGCGCAAAAATGACCAGAGGATTCTAGCGTAACTTTTGAAATCGAACTCATCAAAGTTACGCCAAATCAGCAAGTGTAGTGAAATGTCTTGATGCGCAATGAGTAAAGCGAAAAAATGACGGCGCGATAAATTCTCTAACGAGATCAAAGACTTACAAATGAATATGGCATTAAATCAAGAGCTTAGCGAAGTCGGAAAATCAAAGATAACGCCAATGATGGC